ACCCCATTGCCCAAACCGCTAGAGCGGCGACAGCGGAATCGGGAACACGACGCCAAGCGGAGAAGCGAGCAGCCGTGGCGAGCATGGTACAACACAGCGCGCTGGCGCGCCGCGCGCGTGGCGCAGCTCCATAAGCAGCCGCTATGCGAGCGCTGCTTGTCTCGTGGCATGGTGGTCGAGGCGACGGTGGTTCACCACACTGAGCAGCACAAAGGGAATCCGACGCTGTTCTGGGATGCGACCAAGTTCGCGTCGTCCTGCAAGTCCTGCCACGACATCGTCGAGCAGGGTATCGAAGCGCGAGGCTATGAGGTCGGATGCGATGCGTCTGGCAGACCGATCGGCGCAGATCATCCTTGGAACGCGCGATAGGGGTAGGGGGGTAGAGGAGAACCTTTTTGGGCTCTCCTCCAAGACCGGCCGCCAAGCTACATACGCAATGGGACCAAAAATCAAAGGCGACCCATCGAAATCAAACGTTATGAATAGAGATAAGAAATTGAAATCGTTGTTTTATTATCTCTGTTTGATTTCGCCGGAAATCAAAACATATGCCGCGCGGGGGTAGGCGAGAGGGCGCGGGGCGCAAGCCAGGCACTAAACCGCCGGCGCCGACGCCTAAGCGAGACGCGGCACCGAAGCCTCCGCTGTCCATCATAGACGGAATGCAGGAGCCGGACTGGTCGGCCCAGTTTACGGATGAGTTGGACCAGCAGTTAGCCAGGCATCAGTGGCGGGTCATTGTCGGAGAATTGCGCGACTCAGAAAAGCTCGCGAACGCCAACGAGCGTCAGATCAAGCGGCTTGTCGATTCATATGTCCTGTACGAGATCGCGATGCGGCACGTCGCGGATGAGGGGGCCGTATTCCCGCGGAAGGGCAAAAAGCAGCCCGCCTACAATCCGTGGTTCACAGTATTGAAGGACGCGAATGCGATGGCGTCGGCCGCCGAGGCGGAACTGACGATCACGCCGCGCCGGCGCAATAATGGCGGAAAAGTCCAGAGGCAAAAGCCGTCGATCATCGGCGGCGGCTACCTCAAGTCGGTTGCCAAATGACCCGACGACCCAATGGGCGCGGGATGTAGTTGAGGGCAAGATTGTCGCCGGCGAATTGGCATGTCACGCCGCCGAGCGGCATCTGCGGGATCTAGTCGACGGTAGCGCCCGAGACCTTCATTGGGCGCCAGATCGGGCATCGCACGCATTCGGTTTCTTCCCGAATGCGCTGACGATTACCGAGGGCGCAAAAGTCGGCGAGCCGTTCGATTTGCTGCCTTGGCATACGTTCTGCGTCGGCTCGCTGTTCGGCTGGCGTAAATCAAGCGGTAGGATGCGCTTTCGATCCGGCTGGCTCGAGACAGGAAAGGGTCAAGCCAAGTCGCCGCTGATGGCCGCCATCGGCCTCTACATGATGGGCTATTACGGCGTCCAGCGCGCCAAGGTCTACGCGATCGGCCAGGACAAGGCGACCGCGAACGTTCTGTTCAAGGACGCCGCGGCAATGTGCAGGGCGCCGTTGCCTGGAACGGATCCTGAAGATCAGCAGACGCTGGAGTCGCTCGGCGAGGTTATCATCCGCGGGTTTCTCGATAACGCTTTCAAGATTGAGCATCCGGCGACGAACTCGGTCTTCCAGTCGCTGGCGAACGGCGAGGCGATATCCGGACCACGCCCAACGTTGGTGAGCGCAGACGAAATCCACGAGTTCAAGAGTAATTCGTCGATCGAGACCTGGAAGCGCGCAATTGCCAAGATGCCAGGCGATGCGCTGATGCTGTTGGGAACCAATACGCCGGCATCGACGCAGATCGTCGGGACGCAATATTCGGAATTTTACCAGAAGGTAGCGAAGGGCGAGATTGTCGACGACGAGTCCTTTGCGTTCATTGCCCGCGTTGATGTCGCCGATCGCGAGAAGGTTTTCGAGAACGAGGCATGCTGGAAAAAGGCGCTCCCGGCGCTCGGCATCACGTTCCCGATCGAGAACATCCGCGGAGAGGTAAACACAGCGCGATCCCTTCTCTCAACCGCAATGTCGGTGAAGAGGCTCTATTTTGGCATCCCCACAGGATCTATTGATTTCTGGATTGCAGAAGAGGCGTGGGCTGCGGTTCAGGGCAAGGTCGAGTTGCCGACGCTGAAGAAATGCCGTTGCTGGCTGTCGCTCGACCTTTCGCAGAAAAACGATCTGACCGCGCTGACCGCAGTTTGGATCGACGCTGAAGGGCATCTGTGGTCGAAGACCTGGTATTGGACCACGAAGGACGGCTTGGCCGATCGCGCGCGCGTCGATAATGCGCCGTATGAAGAATGGGCCGAGGATCCGACGATAGACTTTACGGCTGTGCCGGGCGCGGTGATCGATAAGACCTTCGTCGCTGCAAAGGTGGCGGAACTCGTCACCGAATACGATGTCCAGTTCTTAGCCTTTGACGTTGCCGGCATCGCGGATTTCATCGCGGCATGCGAGGAGATCGGTTTCCCGGTCTGGAAATTCGAAGGCAAGGACAAGCCGGAAGGCAAGGGGTTGAAGCTCGTTCCGCATGCTCAGGGCAAGCGGAGAATGTTCGAAGAGCGGCAGCTCACCATGCCGACGTCGATTGAGCGCTATGAGGACAAGATCCTGAGTTGCGGGATCACGATCGACTCGTCGCCCGTGACCTACATGTGCGCCGCAAACACAATGGTCGACATCGACGGCCAAGGTAACCGCTGCTTCGACAAAAAGAGATCGCGCGGCCGCATCGACGGAAACGTCACCAACGCGATGGCAGTCGGCGCCGCGCTGGCGGACTTCGAGGCGAAGAAGAAGCAGTTCCAGATGCTTTTCGTCTGAGGGATATTGACATGAACAGAGCTTATTCCATCCTCGCCGTAAAGGCGCTGGATGATGCTGAGCGCGTTATCACCGGCGTAGCGACGACGCCGAGCGTAGATCGCATGGGCGATATCGTCGACCCGCTCGGCGTGAAGTTCAAGAATCCGCTGGTCCTGCTTCACCAGCACGACAGCGACCGGCCGGTCGGAACCGTGAAATTCGACAAACCGACCGCCAAGGGCATCACTTTCGAGGCTCGTCTACCGAAGATCGAAGAGCCGGGACCGCTCAAGGATCGCGTCGACATGGCGTGGGGCGAGGTCGAAAACGGTCTAGTTCGTGCCGTGTCGATCGGGTTTCGGCCGATCGAATACAGCTTCATCGAAAATGGCGGCATCCGCTTCTCGGAGATCGAGGTCTACGAGCTATCGCTCGTCTCGGTGCCGGCGCAAGCCGACGCCGTCATTTCAGCTATCAAGTCTTTCGACGTGGGCGCGCCGGCGGAGTCCGGGCGCCCCGTTCGACCGTCGGCAACCGATCAGGACGTGGCCGCGTCAGGCCAAATCGTCCGTGTCGTCAGGCTGACCAATCCTGCCCGCGATCGGGCTTCACCTTTCATCATCCGCTCGATCAAGAGGACCTGAACTATGACCAAATATGCTGAACAGATTGCGGCTTTCGAGGCCAAGCGCGCGTCGCTTGTGGCCGGCGTGGAAGCCATCATGGACAAAGCCGCGACCGATGGCTCGACGCTCGACGCGTCGCAGCAAGAGGAATATGACGGCTTCGCGAAGGACATCGAGGCTGTCGATCAGCACCTCGAGCGGCTCCGCACCTTGGAGAAGGCCGCAAAGGCCACTGTGCGCCCCGTCTCCGGTGGCACTTCGAAGGACGCGACCGAATCTCGCGGCGGCGCTCCGATCGTCCTCAAGAAGGGCGACAAGGACGAGGCCTTCCCTGGTCAGAACTTTACCCGCATGGTGATCGCCAAAACCTTGGCGCGCATCGACGACGTCTCGGCCGTCGGCATCGCTCACAAGCGTTGGGGTCAATCCTCGCCGCAACTCGTCGAGAGCATCAAGGCGGCGGTCGCCGGCGGCGGCACGGACTCGGGCGAGTGGGGCGCTGAACTGGTTCACATCGACCGTTATACGGGCGACTTCATCGAATACCTGTACAGCCGCACGGTCTTTGACAAGCTGCCGCTTCGCGAGGTGCCGGCCAACGTCAATATCGCCGGTCAGGACGGCGCGGCAACCGGTTACTGGGTTGGTCAGTCCAAGTCCATCCCACTCAGCAAAGCGGACTTCATGGACGTGAATCTGACGCCGCTGAAGGTTGCAGCGTTGGCTGTGGTTTCCAAGGAGCTGCTTCGCGACTCCTCGCCGTCCGCGGAGCGCTTGGTGCGCGATGCCCTGGTGGGCGCTTCGGCTCAGCGGGTCGACCAGACCTTCCTCAGCACGGCGGCCGCTTCCGCCGGCGTGTCGCCGGCCGGCATTCTCAATGGGGTGTCGATCGGATCGAGTTCAGGCAACGACATCGACGCTGTGATTGCCGACGTGAAGGCGCTTTATGCTCCGTTCATAGCTGCGAACAATGCCGATGACCTGCAGTTCGTCACGACGCAATCGCTGTCCAAGTCGCTGGGCCTGATGCAAAACGCGCTCGGCAATTGGGCCTTCCCCGGCCTGTCGGCAAACGGCGGTTCGCTCCTCGGCGACCCGCTCGTCGCCGGCGGCAATGTCGGCGCCGGCGACCTGATACTGCTGAAGCCCTCGGACATCTACAAGATCGGCGATCGCGGCGTCGAGGTCTCGCTGTCCACGGAGGCAGCCATACAGATGGACGACGCTCCGAACGGCGCCAGCGACACGCCGGTGGCCAACACCAGCGTGGTGTCGATGTTCCAGACGGATTCGGTCGCCATCAAGGTCGTCCGTCCGTTGAACTTCGCCAAGCGCCGCGCTTCTGCCGTTGCCTACATCGGCGACGCGAACTACGGCGCGTTCTCGGGCTAGTCGAGATGGGGCGGGCGACCAACCGCCCGCCCCATTATTCAAGGAGAGACCATGCGTAATTTGATCGCTGTGAAGGCTTTGACCTACGCCACCCGTCGCCTGAAGGCCGGGGATGGTTTCATTGCCAGATCAGACAGGGATGCGAAGGTCCTCCTTGCTCTGAAGAAAGCAAAGGCTGCGCCTGGTGTCGATCTCCAAAAGCGAAAGGCGGCAGAGGACACCGAGGATTTCGATCTGGAGTATCTGCGCGCGTCTTATCTCGAGCAGAAAGGCGAAGAGCCAGACAAGCGCTGGGGCGTCGTGCGCCTGAAGCGAGAGCTAGGCATCGAGGACTGATCCTTGAGGATTTTCGGCTTCAACGTCACGCGCCAGCCGCAGGAGAAGGCGATCTCTCCTATCTCCGCCTACCGAGGGGGCTGGTACACGATCCTTGAGCCGTTTGCTGGTGCATTTCAGCGAAACATCAAGGTCCGCCGCGATCTGGTCCTGTCGAATCCAGCGAATTTTGCCTGCAAAACGCTCATAGCTTCTGACATCGCCAAGCTACGGGTCAAACTGGTCCAGCAGAACGACAACGGGATATGGGCAGAGGTCGCGCAGCATCCGTCGTATGGACCGGTGCTTCGCAAGCCGAATTCGTTCCAGACTCGAATCCAGTTCTGGGAAAGTTGGATCCTGTCAAAGTTGAGCCACGGCAACACCTATGTGCTGAAAGAGCGCGACAATCGGAATGTTGTTGTTGCTCTTTATGTGCTCGATCCGAAGCTCGTCACGCCGATGGTGTCTAATGATGGGTCGGTGTTCTATCAATTGAGCGCGGATAATCTCGCCGGCATCAACGAGAGCATCCTGGTTCCGGCGAGAGAGATTATTCACGACCGTTACAACTGTCTGTTCCATCCGCTGGTTGGGCTGTCGCCCATCTTCGCGAACGGTGTTGCCGCGACGCAGTCGTTGAACATCCAGAACAATTCCGCCAGGTTCTTCGGCAATCGTTCGATGCCGAGCGGCATTCTGACGGCACCAGGCGCAATTGCTGATGAGACGGCGGGTCGGCTCAAGGACAATTGGGAAAAGAACTACACCGGGGAGAACGTAGGCAAGGTTGCCGTTTTAGGCGATGGGCTCAAATTCGAATCCATGGCCACGACGGCGGTAGACGCCCAGCTCATCGAGCAACTGCGATGGACCGCCGAAATCGTTGCGTCGACCTACCATGTGCCGCCGTACAAGATCGGCGTCGGGCAGATGCCAACCTACAACAACATCCAAGCGCTGAACGTCGAATACTACTCACAGGCGTTGCAGCGCCTGATCGAAGATGCCGAATTGTGTTTGGACGAAGGGCTCGGAATCGGGCTCGGTGCCCCGGCAAACGGCGTGACCTACGGCACCGAGTTTGACCTCGATAATCTGCTCCGCATGGACAGCGTGACGCAGATGGATGTCCTCGAGAAGGCGGCCGGCAAGATGACGGTCGACGAGATGCGCTCGAAGATCAACTTGCCTCCTACCGTGGGCGGTGACGCCGTCTATCTGCAACAGCAGAACTATAGTCTCGCGGCGCTTGCGAAGCGCGACGCTCTCGACGACCCGTTCGCCCCGGCGCCGAAGCCGGATCAGCATATTTCGTCGCCAGCAGATGAGGCCGCCGCAGCTGCGAACGATAATGCGCAGCGGATGGCGGCACTTTATGAGATCAGAAAGGGCCTTTGCTGATGTTCGATGGGAAGGCGTTCGGCCTTGAGATCGTCAGCATAGTCAAGGATTACTTTGATCGCGGCATGGCGTCGATCGAGGCTCGGCTGGATGCGGTGGAGCGACGCACGCCGGAACGTGGTGAGAAGGGCGAACGCGGCGAGAAGGGGGACACGGGAGAGCCTGGTCAACATGGGCGCGATGGAGAGCGCGGCTTGGCCGGCCCCGCCGGCGAAAAGGGTGAGCGGGGTGAGCCGGGCTTGAATGGCGCTAATGGCGCGCACGGGCTCGATGGCAAAGACGGTCCGCAGGGGCGGGCCGGAGAGCCTGGTCCTGAAGGTCCTGCAGGACCGCGCGGCGAAAAAGGGGAGCGGGGGGAGCCGGGCTTGAATGGCGCTAATGGCGCGCCCGGGCTCGACGGCAAAGACGGTCCGCGGGGACCAGCTGGAGAGCGTGGTCCGGAAGGTCCTCCAGGACCGCGCGGCGAGGAAGGAGAGAAGGGTGAGCCCGGAGAAGCCGGCCAGTCAGGTCGTGATGGCCTCGACGGGAAAGATGGCGCGCCAGGTCGTGATGGCAGGGATGCAGATCCCGTCACGCGCCAGCAAATCGTAGAAGCGATCCTTTCGATGCCAGAAACGCTTCACGAGGCAATGGAGCGATACTTTGCGGCCAATCCGCCGCCGGCGGGAAAAGACGGCCGCGATGGCGGTGACGGTGCTCCAGGCGAGAAGGGGGCGGATGGCCGCGATGGGAAGGATGGTAAGGACGGCGAAGCGGGCAGGCCCGGTCAGGACGGGAAGGATGGACGTGATGGCGCTGGCGCCGCCAGTGCTCTGATCGACCGTGGCGGAAATCTGATCTTGACGATGACGGACGGATCCTCGCGCCATCTCGGACCCGTGGTCGGCAAAGATGGCGCCGATGGTACGAACGGCGCGACGGGACCGGCCGGTAAGGATGGCCACGACGGCACCGATGGGAAGGATGGGGCGGACGGGCTTGGCTTTGACGATATCGACGTGGTGGAGGACGAGCGCGGCGTCACGCTTCGCTTTCAGCGTGGTGCCGCGGTCAAGGAATTCCCGCTTCCGGTTGTCGTCGATCGCGGCGTCTGGACGGACCATGCCTACCGCAAGGGTGCCGGCGTGACGTGGGCAGGCTCCTTTTGGATCGCCCAACGAGATACCTCAGCCAAGCCGGACACGGCGGATAGCGGCTGGCGGCTAGCGGTCAAACGTGGCCGCGATGGCAAAGACGGCAAGCCGGCGAAGGTCTAGCCATGGGGCTCAGGCTCATCAGCAAGCCCGAGGAGACTCCGGTCTCGCTCGACGAGGCGAAGATGCATCTTCGTGTCGACGGCGACGACGAGAACGATCTCATTAAGTCCTTGATCGAGGCGGCAACGGACTATTGCGATGGTCAAGGCGGATTTCTCGGCCGCGCGCTGATGGACCAGACGTGGGAATTGGTGCTCGACAGCTTCCCGGCCCGAGAGATCAAGATTCCGCTGCCGCCGCTCATCGAGGTGGTCAGCATCAAGTACGACGACGGTTCCGGCGCCGAGCAGACGCTGAGCGAGACCAGGTACACCGTCGACGCGACGAGCGAGCCGGGATGGGTGCTTCCGGTCGGCTCATGGCCGAGCACTTTCGATGGCGTCAATGCCGTGAGGATCCAGTTTCGCTGCGGCTATCTCGATCAGTCCGTGTCGCCTCCGACTGAGAACGTTCCCGCATCCATCAAGGCCGCGATCAAGCTGATCCTGGGCCATCTCTACGCAAACCGAGAAAACGTCGTCATCGGACAGTCGGTGGCGGAAGTTCCGCTCGCGGCCGAAACGCTGCTGCGACGATATCGCCTCTATTTGAGCATGGCATAAGGATCACCTCAGATGGCCCCCTATGTGAAGTACAACGCATTCATCGGAAACCTCGCCAACAAGGTCATCGACTTTCTTGGAAACCAGGACACCTACAAGGCGGCTATCCATACCGATGCGCCCGTAGCCGCGACCGACGCTACGCTGGCTGATCTGACGCAGATCGCCGGAAGTAACGGGTACACGACCGGTGGCTCCGACATTGCTTTCAATTCGACCCAGACCGGCGATACGATCACGGCGACGGCCACGGATGTCACCTGGACCGCGAGCGGCGGCAATCTCGGAGCGTCGACGACGGGCCGCTATATCAGCGTCTACGATGACACTCCGACCTCGCCGGCCGATCCGCTGGTTTGTAGCTATGACTACGGATCGACCTTCACGATTGCGTCGGGCGAAACTCTGACGCTCGACTTCGGCGCCAGCTTCGCGACGCTGGCCTAACCATGCAGGGATCCTCTCGTCCAGAAACGATGGTCCAGGCGTGCCCGCGATATCGGGTAGCGAAGTTGGGAAATTTGATCCCGACGCGCTTCATCGAGGCGCTTGAGCACAACCAACAGATCGCTTCCTGCTGCCGCCATCCGGAAAATCACGAGGTCGAGGCCTTCAAATCCCATCCGGACGAGAAGGCTCCCGATATCTACGTGTTTCATTGCACGTGCGGGCGCAAGCACCGCAGGTTCTGTGTCGGCGGCGACGATATGCGTCCCGTCTGGGAAGTCGCGTAGCGCGCTCGTGTCACCGCCTCGTTTTAGGAGGGCGTCATGGCGCTCACGCGGACGACAACTCACGCGACCAGCACGGCGAATACAACGACTACGTCGGTCACCGCGACGGTGACATCGACGTCGCTGTGCCTGGTCACAATCGCCTTCGAGAACAATGATTCTTCGTTCGCCGACGCGGCGACGCCGATGACCAATACTGGCGCGGCGATGTCATGGACGAAGGTCAACGACAACTCTCCGTCCAATAACGGCACGCATTGTAAAGTCGCCCAATACGCGGCCTACAGCAATCAGTCGGGCAGCGTCACCTTTACACATACCAAGGCGGGTCAGGGCAACGCGCGGCGCATCTCGGTCGCGGTGATCGAAGGCGCGGCGACAACGCTCGCGGTAGCTATTCCGACCGGCAATCGCAAGGTCGGATCGACCAACACCGCGAACGTCTCGGTATCGATCACGCCGGCCGGCGCCGGGTCGATGCTCATCGGTGCGGCAGCCGATTGGGCGGCAACCAACGCTTACTCGGCTCTTTCGGGGAACTCGATCGGCACGCCGTATCATGTCTCGGGCCTCTTCACGACGGCGTTCATTGAGCCGTCGACGCAACCGCTTTCGAGCGGATCCACGTTTACGTGGGGTGCGAACGACCCTGGCGGCGCGAACACGTATGCCGTCGTTGAGATTGTCCCGGATACGGGCGGCGGCGGGGTAACTGTCGCGGCCAATGCTGGGGCCTACAGCTTAACGGGGACCACGGCCAATTCAAAAGTCGGTCGCTTAATCGCGGCGACCACCGGCAGCTACGCCCTGACGGGGTCTCCCGCCACGGTGAAGCGCGGCACCTTGGTCGCCGCGAAGTCGGGCTCGTACAGCCTGTCGGGCACCGCCGCGACAGTCCGCAGGACCCGCCTTCTACAGGCAGCGAGCGGGAGCTACGCCTTAGCCGGCGCGGGTGCCACCGTCCGGCGCGGCTCTTTGCTGGCCGCTGGCACCGGCTCCTATTCGTTCACAGGGGCAGTCGCCAATGTCCGCCATGGGTATGCGGTAGGAGCGGCCGGTGGCTCCTATTCGCTGGCTGGCGCTGCCGCAACTATCCGGGCGCGCAAGGTCGTCGCCGCCGGCGCCGGCACTTACACGCTCACGGGTTCGGCGGCGTCGCTCACCAAGCTGCGCGCACTCACCTTGGCGGCGGCCTCGGGCAGCCATTCGCTCTCCGGAGTGGCCGCAAGCCTGCGGGTCGCCAAGCGCGTATCGGCCGCCGTTGGCTCCTATGTGCTCACGGGCACCGTGGCGACGCTCGCCAAGCAGGGCGTTGGCGCGACTCTATCGGCCGGTCCCGGCAGCTATGCGTTGTCCGGGCAACCGGCGACGGTCAAAGCGGCGAGGAAGGTCGTCGCTGCCTCCGGCTCGTACTCGCTGTCCGGACAGGCCGCGACTCTGCTCAAGGGGAGGACCGTCGCCGCCGGCGCTGGGACTTACTCGCTCTCAGGCCAGCCAGCGACGTTTAGGACCACGCGACGCCTGCAGGCCGCCACCGGGGCCTATTCGCTTTCCGGGCAGCCAGCTTCGCCAGTGCGTGGCCGGCATCTCCTCGCGGCCACCGGCGCATACCTGCTTACTGGTCAGGCTACGGCGATCGTGAGAGGCGGCCGTGTCATTCAGGCGGCCTCCGGGTCCTACCTTCTCCAGGGCCAGCCGGCGAACCTCACACGGTTCAGCCCGAATGGACCTAGAACCGATCACTCGAGCCGCTCGCGTCCGGGATCTCCCGACCAAGAGCGCCGGCCGCCGCAAGTCTCAACCGGGAAGCGCGTGAATGCGGCCTGATTGGTCTGAACAGACTGCCGTCATCGTTGCGTCCGGACCAAGTGCGGCGACCGCTCCCATAGATCGGTTGCGCGGCCGCGCGAAGTTCATCGCGATCAACGAGAGCTGGCGGCTCTGTCCCTGGGCGAATGTGCTTTATGCATGCGATGGCGCCTGGTGGCGAAAACATGGTGGCGTTCCCGAGTTCAAAGGCCTGAAGATCACGCAAGAGGCGGCTGCGGCCAGGCAATTCTCCTTGATGTGGGTGGAAGTTGAGCGCGGTTCGAACGTCCTTCTGACGAATGGCGAGACGCTTGGCGACGGAGGAAATGGCGGATTCCAGGCGCTGAACCTTGCCGTTAACTGGGGCGCCAAACGCATCTTGCTGGTCGGCTACGACATGACGCTAGCGCGAGGTGAGCATTGGCACGGTCGGCATCCGGCCGGTCTGAACAATCCGCGCGAGCATACCGTGCGCCGTTGGCTCTCGGCCCGATGGGCGGCGCCCGCTGGCGTAGAGGTGGTTAACTGTTATCCAGGATCTGCCCTTGCGGCGTTCCCGCGAATGGAATTCGAGCAGGCCATAGCGTCGTGAAAACTCCGCTCCTCATTCGCGGTATGCATGGCCTTGGTGACAACATCCGCCAACGAGCGGTCGTCCGGCAGATCATGCAAAAGCATGACGTTTGGCTCGAAAGCTCTTGGGTGTCTGTCTATCACGACCTGATCGCCGAAGGGCTGAAGGTCGTGCACAAGCGTACCCGGCTGCGAACACAGGCGAAAAACGCAGATCGAGAACAGGCGGTATTCACCCGCTCGCGCCCACCCGCAGGCACTAAGTCGATCTCGGTCAACTATCCGCCAGCGGTAGTACGCCGGCATGGGTCGGTCATGGCGGCGATGTGCGCGGCAACGGGGACAAATGTAGGCGCTGCGGATTTCCGCCTGCCGGTGCCGCCGGCGTGGCGCGCGAAGGCCTTGGCATGGCTCGAGCGTTGGAATCCGGAACGGCCGTTATTGCTGTACCGGCCGCTGGTCGACCGCCCTGCCGATTGGGGCGGGTGCAAGGCCCGAAACCCCGACCATGGGTCCTACGCCGCGCTATTCCGATCGGTCCGCGAGCGGTTCTTCGTGGTCTCTATTGCTGATCTTGTTCCGGGCAAGGAATGGATCATCGGCGAGCCGATCGAACCGGACGCGAAATGTCACGCCGGCGAACTCGAATTTGAAACGCTGGCCGCTCTGACCTCGATGTCTGCGCTGGTCTACTGCTCACCTGGCTTCGCCGGCGTGCTCGCGCAAGCCGTCGGGACGCCGGTCGCCATGGTCTTCGGCGGCTATGAGCGATCTCAATTCTTCTTCGATGGCGCCAAGGATGCGCCTGTTCTCGGCATCGATCCGATCAACCCGTGTGAATGTTTCAGCCACCATCATGCCTGCCGAAAAGAAATCGATCTCGACTCCGCCAGGAGCCGTCTTGCCCTATTCGCCGCCGAGGCGGCGGACCGTTACGATCGAGGCGCCACGCGCGGACTTGTCGGGGCTGCATAGCCGGTACGTCAACCCCGGCGAACTCGATATCCTGGTCCACCTGATCGCGAGCGTCGGTGCGCGGTCGATACTCGAAATCGGGGCGAACACCGGACGCACCGCCAAGGCCATCCTGCGCAATGTGCCCGGCATCGTCCGGTATTTCGGCGTCGATGTGCCGTCGAACTACCGAACGCCGAAGATGGTCCAGCGCATGGAGGTGCTTCCGAACCCTGGCGCGCTCGCGATGGATGATCCTCGATTTCGTCTGATCATCTGCGGCAAAGGTTCGTTTAATCTCACGCCTAGCGATCTGCCGAAGATGGATGCGGTGTTCGTCGACGGCGGTCATGAGGCGGCGGCCGTCCGCCACGACTACGCGCTAGCACGCGAAATCCTTAACCCAGGCGGGATCGTGATCTTTCACGACGACCATGGCCGGGACGTGGTCGACGTCAGCGCGACGCTCGACGAGCTTCACGACGAGGGATCGGACATCGTCCACGTCGCCGGGACCTGGCTGGCTTTCGAGAGGGTCTAATGACTTCGGCCGGCTCACTGTCTCATCGCATGGCATTCGACAAGCGGCAGGATGTCGACGACGGCTATGGCAACACGCAGTCAGATTTCGTCGAGCAATTCGTCGTCTGGGCGAGTGTGCGGGCAAAATTCGGTGGCGAGACGGTGACCGCGGCGCGTCTCGCGGGCCAACAGCCAGTGACGGTCACGGTGCGTCAGAGTTCACAGACCGAACAGATTACGACAGACTGGCGCGCACGCGATACGCGATCGGGCGTCCTGTACAACATTCGGTCGATCGTCGATCCAGACGACGCTGGCGCATATTTCGAGTTGCTGTGTCAATCCGGAGTAGCCGCGTAATCATGAAAACGATGGTGATGAGCCGAACGTTCGACTATCGGCCGCGGACCGGTGTCATCGTCGTCTATGAATCGGGCAAGCGATACGATCGTGTCCCAGAGGCGGCCGTGCGCGCCATTCGGGAAGCAGGCGCCGGCGAGATCATGACGCTCGATGGGGAGACGAAGTGAGCCCTTCGCTCGAATTGCAAGGCGCGGTCGTGGAGCGCCTCAAGGCGTTTCCTGGCCTGGCCGCGCTGGTGTCGGGCCGGGTCTACGACAGCGTCCCGCAAAGCGCGAGCTTTCCCTATGTGTCGTGGGGACCGGAGCAGGTGCTGTCCGAAGACGCGGATTGCATCACCGGATTCAACATCACGATCCAGATCGATGCCTGGTCACAGGCCGTCGGTCTGCCGGAGGTCAAGCAGATTGCGGAGCAGGTCCGCCTTGCTCTCGATGAGTACGACACCGAGTTTTCATCGAACGCGCTGGTTTCGATCGAACATAGTCAGACGCAATTGCTCCGAGATCCAGACGGGAAGACCAACCATGCCGCGATCGAGTTTGCGGTGTTCATCGAGCAGCCATAGGAGACCATCAAAATGACGAAGCCGACCACTGCCCGTTTTGGCAAATTCAAAGTCCTTCTCGGCGACGGCGCATCGCCGATCGTCTACACTGCGCCGTGCGGCTTCACTTCGAAGTCGCTCACGCTGACCAAAAACCTCTCCGAGGTGAACATCCCGGACTGCGACGATCCCGACGCCGTGGCGTGGGTCGGCCGCGACGCGACGAGCCTTTCAGCCTCAGTCACAGGCGAGGGCGTGCTCGCCGCAGAATCGGTCGAAACGTGGCTCGATGCCTGGGAGGATGACGAGAGCGTTCCTGTCAAGATCGAGGTTGAATTCCCAGCCAAGACGGTCACATGGACTGGGTACATGCATATCGCCACATTCACTACGGGCGCTGAACAGGGCGGCCGGGTAACGGCCAATGTTGACATGCAAAGCGATGGCGAACTTACGCGCGTGGTGACGCCTTGAGCCGTGACGCTTCGATCACGCTCACCTGGGGTGACGGGGACCATCATTTTCGCCTCGGCTGGGGTGAATTGGCCAAGCTCCAGGAGGCCTGCGACGCCGGGCCGTTCGTCATCCTACAGCGGCTCCAAGACGGCACCTGTCGGCTTGAGGACATCTCCGGCGTCATTAGATGGGGCCTGGTCGGTGGCGGCCTCACGCCGGTCGCGGCGACGAAGCTGGTCAGGCTCTACGTCGAGGGGAGGCCGCCGGCAGAGAACCGCCTGACGGCCTACGCGGTGATGGCCGCCGGTTGCCACGGCGCTCCGGAGGAGCAGATCGAAAAAAAATCAGAGGCTCCGGATCGGGGGAGCCAATCAACAACCTCCCCAATGGAAAAGTCCGGTTCGGAGCCATCTACGCTTTCGGAGCTAAACTGAACATTACCCCCCAGCAGATCGATCGAATGTCGATGTTCCAGTTCTGGTCCCTGGTGTCGGGGGCTATCAATGAAGAAAGCTCGCTGTCAGCCGGTGAAGCGGACGAACTGTGGGCATGGCTGAAGGCCTCTTGATCCATGGCAAGAAACAAGAGCGTCGATCAATTCCGCCGGCTTACCCAGGATCTCAAGGACGAGGTCCATAAAGAGGCGGTCGACGAATTGAACGCGCAGGTGGATAGCCTTGTCCGCCTGATGATACTCGCTGCCCCACACGACGAAGGAAACCTCGAGCATTCGGTTCGCAAGGTGCCGGACAGGTCCAAAGACACCGTCGTCCGGGTCGTGGCCGGAGGCAGGTTGACGACGCGGCCCTCGGTTTCCAGCAAGCCTTACGACTACGCGCGCGGCGATGAGTTCGGAACGGTCCAGATGTCTGCGCGCCCGTTCTTCTTTCCGACCTACCGTCTGACAAAAAAGAAGATCGTCTCGGCGGTGAAGCGCCGGATCACAAAGGCGATCAAGAAAAGGTCTGCTGAGTAATGGCTGGGAATGATACCGCCGCGCTCGTTGTCGCTCTGTCGGCTCAATTGACCCGATTTGAGAAGGACATGAAGCGAGCGGGCGACAT